TTACTGGAGACGTTTCCAGACAGACTCGTCAGGAACTTTTCAAAGCTATGCCTATGATTGCTGATGGCGTTAATAATCATAACCGAGAGAAAGGAGGCGGTTAATGTACGGTATTTATAATAACGGAGAAGTAATAGCTCGTTTCGTAACGCCTCTTACTCTCAAAAGTAATCGTCCAATCTTTACTTCTGACACACTATCTCTTAAAAGACACACTCGAACAAGAACACCACAGCGGTGGGAGATAAATACTCGTTTAGAACCTCTTTATAGAGGTGCTGAAGAGCTTATGTCTCTATTAATTACAACTGGTTATGAGAATCCCGTACCAATTATTATGCCACAAAATGTTGGTGCAAAGTTACGTCGTTCTTCTACCAGTCCAACACCGCTTGCAGGTGCTACTGTGGTAGGCCTTTCGGTCGTCCCCATCACTGGTGTGGTGGGGATGATCCCAAATGGTACTTTTATTAAGTTTGCTAACCACTCTAAAGTATACATGCTTACAGCTGATCGTAATGGCAATGGTAATATGAATATTTACCCTCCATTACGAATGGCGCTTCCTGCGGCCACAGGCTTCACTTTCAAAGACGATGTAATAATGTCATGTCTTTTTGATACCGATACTATTATGGGTATGGTCTATGAGGACGGCATTCTTATGGATTGTGGTACAATCAAGCTAATAGAGAGGCTGTAATGATACTATTCAGCCCTACCATTCAAGCACTTATCGCGTCTGGCAATGCCCAGGCTTTTTATCTGTTACTTATTCAAAATGAAGATCTAAGTATTTATAAAGCTTCCACAACGCTGTTTACAGAAGTTACTATGAGTAATGGAATTACTTATGAGAGTGATGATTATATTGTGTCTGTTGACCCGCCTAAACTTGATACGGTGGTTGACAGGGAGCAGTATAAGCTAACTCTTGCTGATCCTAATTTCTTATCCGGTGAAGATGCTGAGAATGGCCTTATGGGTAAGTTCATGGAATGTCGTTTTGGCTTCTTCAACAAGTCTACTGGAGAGATTTATACTGACCTTGCTGATACTTTCATGGTATATGGAGGTAGAGTTGATGGTGGTGCTTTCTCCATTGATACAAATGAAATTGGTGATTCTACTTTTACTATTGCTGGTTCCAGCCCAATGGCGGCACTTGAAATGAGAAAAGGAATTTACTTAAGCAGAGACTATATTAGAAATAAGAATCCAAAAGATAGTTGCTGTGATCAAATTCATGAAGGTTCCGGCTCTCTTGTACTTAAGTGGGGGAGAGCATAAATGGGAATTGAAACAGCACTATTAATAGCTATTATTACTTTTGTTGTTACTGCTGCTTCTACTGCTTATCAGGTAATGCAAGCTAAGAAGATGAAGCGTAAAGCTGATAAGGCTGCTGATGCTAGAAAAGGATTTGAAATTGTTACCGAAGGTGAACCCGGATACATGCCTAAGGCTTATGGTCGGGTGCTTATTGGTGGTGTTCGGCCTTATCATAATACTTCTAGCCAGTTTAATTTTACTACTAGCAATGCCAATAAATCTTTTCTGACTGGTCCTAATTCTTATGGTGGATATGACTCGAACTATACTATTTTTGGTGTTAATTTTGAGTTTATTCCTCAAATCCGGTCTGTTACTGCTTATGGTGGCGGATACCTAAATCAATCCTTGATTGGCAGTCGTAATGAATTTCTTTTCTTTCAACAGGCTATTTGTCAGTCCTCATTGCATCGTGTGGTTGACATCATTATTGATCAAGCACGTTATCTTGATGATCCTACTCTAGGCAGTTATGGTGAGATTGATTACGGCAAGAAAAACAATCCAAGTGGTGTAAAGGCTGCTCTTAGAGTTGATTACCATTATGCTGGTGGTGTTGCTGATACTATTATGGCTGCTAACTTTGGTGAGCGGTCGGATGCAATGTTTTATGATATTTCTTACCTTTCTTGTGTGGTTCGTCTTGATAGAGATAATCCACAGTTTCAGGGCGTACCTATGATTCAGTCTCTTGCTGAAGCTAGTTATGTTAGGACAGTAACTGATGGTGTTATTTCAACCACCGAACCTTATTCGTTCGGAGAGCCTGGCTGGGTTTACTCCAACAATAACGCTTGGTGTTTACTTGACTACTTAACTGATCCTATTTGTGGCAAAGGAATGCCTTTATCTCAACTTGATTTAGATTCTTTTGAGGCAGGTGCAGCCATTTGTGATATTATTGTGCAAGAAGACGTAGCTGTTGGTGGTAAGTTTTATAGGCCTACAGGTAGCACCACACCAATACTTACTCGTGATCTTCCACTTTATGAATGTAATATCATTATTGATACTGAACAGCCACATAGAGAAAATGTTGAGAGTATTCTTTCCACAATGGGCGATGCTCGTTTAATTTGGTCTGGTGGTAAATACAGACTTAAAATGCAGTATCCGGCCACCAATGAAGATATTGATCTTGATTTTGAACTTAATGATGATCTTCTTGTACAGGATCAAGAAGTCACAATTAAGTGGCCTACCGCGCAAGATAAGCTTAATTTCTGCACTGTTCGTTTTCATAATGAACATGAGAATTTTCAGGAAGACTCTGTTAGTTGGCCACCTAAATATGATGCGGACTACTTAGTTGGCTTAGGTGGCTATAAGTATTCTTTTGGTGTTGGTAGCTGGGACGAATCAAAGACTGGTGGTAGATTACTTAATGCTTATAGTGTTTGGTCAGGTCCTGATAATAGCACTAGTCTTGAATTTCTCCTTATTGTGCCTAAAGAACGATTCGGAACTTATACTATTGATCGTACAGGTGATAATAGCATTTCAGTCACCATTCAGGATTGGGATACCGGCACACCAGTTGGTGGTAGTCCATTTACCCATTCTAACAGAAATACTGTTGGGTCAGGCTCAGTTACTCTGGGTAATGCTTTAGTCGATAAGGTCTATCGCATTCTTATTACCGGCACGAATAGTGGCGGAGATAAAGAAGATCAGGCCGCCAAAGGTGTTGCCGCAAAGATTCATAATGTTAATACTGTGCTGTGGACTACTCGTGAGTCAAGTTATACTAACTATGCACATATTATTAGAACTAAAGATGTCTATGAGGCTATGCTTGCTGAAGATAGTGGCATGGAGCTTGAAACGGATATCTTTGCAGAGGGTATTACTGATCCTTATCATGGCCTGGCAAAAGCAGAAGAACTTGTTCGAACTAGCCGTACTGCCGTTCAATTTAAGCTAAAGATGCTGATTGTTGATCGTGTTCCTGAACCTGGTGATTTTGGTAAGATTGTTAGTGAAACACTTCAGTTAGGTTTGGATGTTCCTCTTTATGTGCGGGTGGATAGCGTTAAAGCTATAGACGACACTGCGCTCGAGTTAGAGGTAACTCGTTTTGATGCTTCACAGCTGGCCTGGAATGTTAAAGACGATGTCTATAACAATGCGCCTAATCTGTATCAGCTTTATGTTCCGTATCCGGAGCTACTTACTTATGAACCTGAACTGGACCCTTATGTAGAGTCTTCAGGTCGACTTGTTTGGACACCAATAAGTCATCAAGAATTTAGCTCTTATGTGCTTTATATGAATCGTGCTGGTATTGATCCAGTGGATTCTACAGGAGCACCTGTCTTTATTGAGATTGCAAGAACTAATCAGTTATTTTATGTATTGCCTTCTGTTGGTGCAGCTAGCGCTTATTTTGGAATTAAGACTTTATCCTCAACTGGTCGTTTGTCTGAAATGACAACTACAGACCTTGAGAATGCTATTAATCTGTCACATTCTTGGAATCGTTTCGTCGAGTTAAATGCTGATACTTATACTTTCTCTACTGAAGGTGGTGTAACTACACCATCAACTATTACTGTAACTGCTTCTACAATTGGTTTTGTGACACCAGAATACAAATGGTATATTGATGATGTACTCCAGGTAGGTGAGACAGCAGTTACGTTAGTGGTGCCTTCCTTTACTGTTCCATCAGGAAAACGTATCACCGTAGCAGTGAATGAGACAGATGACACTAGAGAAAATAAAGATAGTATTATGCTTTATTCTCTTAGTCAGGGTGCGGCTTCATTTAATGCTATTCTTACAAATGAACTTCATACCTTACCTGCAGCAAGTGATGGTACAGTTCTTAGTTATTCTGGAGCTAATACTAACTTTTTGGTGTTTGCTGGCGATGACGATGTTACTGCCAGCTTTGGATTTACAGTTCCAGTTGGAGGTAATCCTCAGACACTTACTTATTCTATTGTTGATAATTTAATTACGGTTACTGGTGGATTTGATCCTGGAGAAGGTGTTGCAGTTCTTACTATTCGTGGTGAGGGAACAGAGGCACCATTTTTAGATACTGTAGTTGAAAAAGATTTTACTATTGGTAAAAGTCTAGCTGGTGTAGATGGTAGT